TTAATCAACCAATGATATTCGTCTAGTTCTTTTAGTTGATCTTTATATTCTTTTGATTGTGTTCTAATTGAAAACTCATGTCTAGTTTCTGTCTTAGTTCTTAATCCAACCCGTTCATTAAAATCATCAATAGGAATGAAGTGAGTAATAAATTTATTAAAATCAAATTTGTCAAATATATTAATATTGGTATTAGGAATAACATCAAAGTCAAGATATAATACTCTATCGTATTCATCACAAAACTTTTCCCATTGTTCAATTTTGTATATGTTTAAATCATCATAGTTTGTAGAGTCTGGTGTTAGTAATTTAAAATCTGCATTACATATTTCAGCATAGTTTTTTAAACCATCTTTTAGTCTATGAAAATGTTTTTCAAATTGTATAGAGTTATGACTTCTCTTTTTTGTAGTGTCAGTAATCTTTGTGTAAATGCTAAATATTAGATCGTTCATATGCTCTCCAACAATAATCAAACTCTTTATTAATTGCATGAATTATTTTTGTATCTTTAGGAATGTGTAATTCTGAATCATAAAAATAATGCCACTGACTATCTAACCATTGTACTGGTACTTCATTAGAAATTAATTTATATGAAAAGATAGTTTCATTATCAAATCCAAATGTGTCTGTTATATTTTTAGGATACATACTTTCTGATTTATATTCCTCTGATCTTAGATACTTCATCATATCATAAGTTGTTTCAATGTCAACAAAAAAACCTAGTCTATTTAAATGTTCTTTTGTTGCACCAATAATTCCTGTATTAACAACATTACATTGAGGATAATAATCTGTTTCTTCTAACATTGCCATTGCATTAAAATATTTTGCAGACGGCGATCTTATCGTTCCCTTAATATCAAAAAGTGTTTGACCACTATGTCGTATCTGTTTATTATTATGCATGATTGCTATACCTTTACTTAAATCCCATGCATCAAAAAAAGATTCATTTGTCATTGGAACGGTATCAAAATCTAGATATAATACTTCATCATATTTTTCTGCAAGATCATATAGTAAATGAATTTTATATTCATTGACAATATTATAAGAAGTAATAAAAGGAAAGTTCTTATTATAGAATTGTTTTAACTTTTTATACTTCTCATCATACTCAAACAATATAAAATCAGCACCAATTGATTCTGCATATTTCTTTTTACATTCAACTAATCTGTTGTAATGTTTTCTGAATTTATCTTTAGTATTGATATTAGTAGGAGTCTCGTTTTCTCTTCTTATTCCTTTATCAAAGAAATCTAACTCTTTTTCTGGTATATCGATATATATGCTGTAAATAACTCTTGACATTCATCTTCCAATTTGGTATTATAAATATGTATTATATTAATATATTATTTAGGGTTTGTCAATGATTATTTTGATTACAGGTGATAAAGGATTTATTGGGTCTCATTTAAGAGATTCATTAATAGGTGAAGGTCATATTGTACTAGGATTTGATCATGTAGATGACTATGATGTTGGTAATATTACTGAAGACATTGTTAAAAAAGTAAACAAGATTGTTCACTTAGCTGCATACGCAGATGTTCGGGCAAGTATGGAAGACCCCAACAAATGGTATGAAAACAATGTAGTAAAGTCTAGTCGTCTATTTGAATTATGCAATAAGTTTAATACACAATGCATATATGCTTCATCGTCATGTGTAAAAGAGTGGTGGAAGTCCCCATATGGTACTTCTAAAAAAGTAATGGAAGATATGGCAAATGTGCATGGACGATTTGTAGGTTTAAGATTTTCTAATGTTTATGGTGATAATGGTAGAGATACAATGTTATTACCTTTGATGTTAAAAGGAAAACTTAAATACTCTACTAATCATACTAGAGATTTTGTACATGTAAATGATGTGGTAGATTGCATAAAACTATTTTTAAAAATGGACAACTTTGATAATCTTGATGAATTGGTTTATAATGTGGGAACAGGAAAAGGAAGAAAAATATCTGATCTTGTAAAACAATATGGATATGATGTACCAATTACAGAAGGTGACCCATGTGAAATGAAAGATAACACGGCAGACAACGCTAATCTCTTAAAATTAGGGTGGTCGCCAAAAGAGGATTTAGATAAATACTTAAAAGGAAAATTAAATGGCGACACCAACAACGAAGAGTACATTCAAGGATTACTGCCTAAGAAACCTAGGGTTCGGAGTAATTGACATCAATGTTTCAGACGATCAAATAGATGATCGTATAGATGAGGCTTTACAATATTTTTCAACATATCATTTTGATCAAGTTGAAAAGATGTATCTCAAATATGAAATCACAGAGGCAGATATAACTAGAGCAAGAGGAAACACAACAACTACTGCAACAGATGTTTCTGATACTTCAGTCACAGCATCTTTCAAAGAAGGTAATAATTTTATTCCTTTACCATCAACTATACTTTCAGTAGTACAAGTTTTTCCAATGGACAATGCAGCGTCATCTAATATGTTTGATATTAAATATCAAATGAGACTAAATGATCTTTATGATTTTTCATCTACATCGATGATACATTATGAAATGACAATGCAACACCTAGATTATATTTCACATATTCTAGTAGGACAAACGCCTGTAAGATTTTCTGAACACCAACAAAGATTATATATTGATATGGATTGGGAAGCAGTTTCAGCAGGTGAGTTTTTAATTATTGAATGTTATAGAAAACTAGACCCAACTACTTACACTGATATTTTTAATAACATATATTTAAAAAGATATGCAAGTGCATTAATCAAAAAACAATGGGGTTCTAATTTAAACAAGTTTCAAAATGTTCAATTACTTGGTGGTGTCACAATGAACGGTGATCAAATCTACCAACAAGCAGTAGAGGAACAAAAAGAGATAGAGCAGTTTGTTGATAATCATCAATACCCAGACATGATAATTAAAGGATAACAATGGCTGTCAATAGTGCATTTAAAACATCGGGTCTTGCCGCATCAACAAGTGAGCAGAATTTGTATTCTGATTTAGTTAGAGAGTCAATTCAAATTCACGGTCACGATGTTAATTACATAGATAGAACAATACAAGCCAGAGACGATATTTTTGGCGAGGACTCCCTTTCAAAGTTTGACAAACAACAAACTATTGAAATGTATGTTGAAGATGCAGAAGGTGGTTATCAAGGGGAAAAAGAATTAATACAACAATTCGGTTTAGAGAATAGAAACGAAATTACATTTGTTGTACATAGAAAAAGATTTGACGATGTTGCTCATCAACTAGATTTAGAAAGTGGAACAGGCACTACTGAAGGTTCAATCCTATTAGAGTCAGGTACACTTGCACAACATCGTTTTGGTATACAATCAGCAACTTTTGATTCTGCATATTTAAGAAACGAAGATGCTACTTTAGGAACACATAACAATAGACCTAAAGAGGGTGATTTAGTTTTTCATCCTGTACTAAATAAGTTATTTGAAGTTTCATTTGTAGATCATGATGAACCATTTCATCAATTAGATAATAACCCTGTTTACAAATTAAGATGTAAACAATTCGAATATAGTTCAGAGGAATTGAACACAGGTATTACTAATGTTGATGCGATAGAAGATGCGTTAACTCAAGATAGTTTAAATCATCAATTCACTCTTGAGCAAACAACAGCATACAACGAGAGTATTGCTCTTGAGTTCTTTACAAATGGTATTCAAACAGATTCGTTATTAGACGAAGATGGTAATACAATCGTCCACGAAGATGATAGTTCTTCAATCGGAACAAACATACTTCTTGAAAACCCTGCTGACTCAGGTGACGATAGCTACTTATTAACGGAAGACTATATAGTAGGGGATATGTCAACAGACAAGACAGCTCAGAATGAGGTGTTTGATGAACAAGATGATACAATATTAGATTTCACTGAAAGAAACCCATTCGGTGACGCTGGAGAATTATAATGTTAGGAACACAATTTTATCACGAAACAATAAGACGAATGGTCGTGACATTCGGTACGATATTTAATAATATCAACCTTGTTAGAAAAGATAACAATGGTACTATTATACAAAAGATGAAGGTGCCATTAGCATATGGCCCAAAACAAAAATTTTTAGTTAGATTAGATCAAGATGCTAATTTAGATTCTAAAGTTGCAATTACATTACCACGATTAGGATTTGAAATACAAAACTTAGCATATGACCCTGCTAGAAAATTAAACAGAGTTCAAAAATTTAAGAAGGCAAAAAGTTCATCAACAAAATTAGTTGATAGTCAATACATGCCTGTACCTTATAATTTAGATTTTGAATTATACGCAATGGCAAAACAATCAGATGATGCTTTACAAATGATTGAACAAATTGTTCCATACTTCCAACCAGACTATACGGTGACAATCAATGATATGTCTGATATGGGAATTAAGAGGGATGTGCCAATTATTCTTAACTCAATTAATTATGAAGATAGTTATAGAGGTGACTTCAATGAGAGAAGAGCAATTATCTATACACTAAACTTTACATGTAAGTTTTACTTATACGGTCCTGTCACTTCAGACAAAGTTATTAAACAAGTTCAAGTTGATCAATACAGCGACTTGCCAATTAATGCACCGTCAAGAGAACAAAGATATACGGTCACACCAAACCCATCGACAGCAAGTATTGCAGATGTTGATAATGATGACTTTGGATTTAATGAACAAGTATCTTTCTTTGAAGATGCAAAAACATTTGATAGTGATAAAGGTGAAGACATTCCATAGGATTTAATAATTTTTAATTCTTTGTTATGAAAAAAGTTAATTTAGATATTACACATAGGTGTACTTTGTTATGTGCAGGTTGCACACGACAAGATAAGTCTCACACATATGAGCGTAGAGATATGACATATGAAGAGATTAATAAAATACTAGATTACTTTGATCATGTACAATTTTGTGGTCAAGTATCAGACCCAATCTTTCATCCAAATTTTATAGACTTCCTAAAACTTACACATGAAAAAAATGTAAGTGTTGATGTTCACACAGCTGCGTCTCACAAACCTATTGATTGGTATAAAAAAGCATTTAAGGCAAATCCTAATGTTGAATGGGTATTTGGAATAGATGGTCTTCCTAAAGATAGTCATAAGTATCGTGTTAATCAAGATGGCCAAAAATTATTTGATGTTATGACAATGGCAAAAAAAGAATATAATATGAAATGTAGATGGCAGTATATTATATTTGATTACAATGAAGAAGATGTATTTGAAGCTGCATCTATGGCAAAAGATTTAGGAATATATTTTACCACGGTAGAAACACAAAGAGGAAAAGATGAGAAAAAAGAATATGACTTTCAACCACAATGTTTAAATGGAAAAGAGATAGGGCATTCTACTTCAGGTCATTTATTACCATGTTGTTGGAGTGATTATTACAAAAATGAGATACCAGAGTTAGTACAAGATCATTTGTTATTGACAAACAATAATGTAAGTGATATAGTAAACTCTAAAGAATGGAAAAGTTTTTATAAAAAACTAGAAACTAATCCACCAGAATATTGTAAAAAGAATTGTGGTTATAGAAAAAATAGTGTAAGAACAAAGATAGACTTTAATGGAAGATTGTAGTAAAGAAATAAATTTAGATATTACATATAAATGTACATTACAATGTGCAGGTTGCAATAGACAAGATCATGATTACACAATTGTTAGAAATGAAATGTCAGTTGAAGAGTTTCAAAAAGTTCTTGATAAGTTTGATAAGATTATGTTTTGTGGTGGACAATCA